TAACACAATAAAATCAGTTAAAGTTCATCAATTCAACTTCTAAATCAGTTATTGTTTCAAGTTTACATACAATTTAATAAATAATCTGAAAACTAATCGAACATACCATAAATTATCAGACAGCTCTCAGTACTTGCTTTAAAGCGCTAAAGTGACACTGTGTAGACAATTTAGACACAATTCACTTTAGTGAGGTAAAGTGTATTAATAAATAAAATAGAGGGAATAATTCCCTCTATTCCATTTATTGAAATTATTTATTGTGTTACCAAATTATATTTTTTATTTATAATTAAGTTAAATTCCGGTATTGTTTGCTGACCTGCTATATACATTACAATTTCTCCATAATATGTTCCGACTCCTTTTTCAATTAGAATCGCGGTGTTATAGTTAGATACATTCGTAGCAATACTAATAAATCCATTAGAATATTTTAGGCCACGTCCTAAGTGAATATGAGAATCAAGCTCTCCGCTATATTTATTGTGGTTTACATCATATAACTGAATGCCGAATCTTCCGCTAATTGTAATATAAATATTTTCGTTTAAAGTTAGATTGCCGATAACTTTATTTATAAATGCACTTGTAGTATATTTATTATTCTCATAAGTCATACCACTTGGTACGTTATCAGGCGATAAATTATAAATAAAGAAATTTTTTATTGCCTGATTAGCACTGTTTAAGAAAAAAGTTTCTCGTGATTTATCGTCAACAGTAATTCCGCTTTGCAGTATATCATAAAATGGTGACGGGCTAGAATACCAACTACGATAAAACGTATTGTCATAACACGTACTACCGATAGTTAATGAATTATCAGTTGCGCCGGCAGTTTCAACACGGCAATCATGAAAGATATTAAATGACCCCTGTTTAATATTTACATTAGTGTGTTCGAATACAAATCCATAGAAAATATTATGATTATGATGATAGTCAGCATCTGTACTTTCAATGGTAAGATTTTCACATCTTAAATTATAAAATTTATTTTCGTTCACCCATCCTTTATTGTTACCTGTTATAATAAAATTTTTAACGGTCTGCATATAAAATGCACAATATGCAGTAGACATTAAAGTAGGTTCATTTCCAAGTCCCTCAATTTTAAATGTATCTGCATAGTTAATAAACATAGTTAATGACTTAAATCCTCGTAAAGTAATAGTACCATATACGGCATTAATTTGATACCACTGTGCAATACGCTGTGTGCTGTCATAATTTAAGTCAATATCTCCATTTATAGAACCATAGCTTAAAATATATCTAATTCTAGTTCCGACTACTTTTGTAATATTAAGTTCAAGTTCTCCCGGAATATAAACTACATATTTACTATCAGTTGCAAAATTCAAAATTGCTTGGAATTTACGGGTCATTTCAGTTGGGTCATCATTAAATCCAATAGATTCAAGACCGTATTCATCACAACTGGTAACATCAATAAACGATGTTAATTCTCCGATAGTCGCTAAATCAATAGTTTTAGTAGGAAAATGTATTAAAGCGGATTTAGCGGTTATATCAATATCTTTTGCATTAATGATTTTTTTACCCTTATAATTTGTTGTGTTAGTATCTTCATAAGTTTCGGTATTAGTTCCGATTACTTTTAAATCTCTGTTTGAATTATTGACTTCATTAACAGAGCCGCCTCTATTAATAGTTGTTGTGCCGCCAACATGAATAGAATCATTTCCGTCTACATGAATAGAATCATTTCCGTCTACATGAATAGAATCATTTCCGTCTACATCAATTTCCCTGTCTACCGCGACTTTTTCAGTACGGTTGTTTGACGTCTCTGCAATATCTCCCGCATTAACTGTGTAATCGCCGCTTACGTTTAGAGTATCATTAATTAACTGACTGATTCTCTCTCTGCCGTAGTAATTACTAAGTAAATTTTCAATGGATGTTGAAATAATATTGCCGTTAATAATAAATCGCCCGCCAATATTAATTGACTTAGTTACTCTGTATAAATCCCCGTGATACCAGACTAAATCATTTACTAATAAATCTTTGTTGGCTGTTTCGCTATCTTTTTCGTTATAAGCAATGCCTGTCATAATTTTATTATAAATCTTCTGATAGTCAAAAATTACCATCCAATAATTACTATCAGATAATAAAATCCCACTCGGCACAGCATCTTTACTAATATACGCGATTCCGGTATTTTCATCTACTACAACTGTATTTGGCGCGTACTGCGTGATAATATTCCACTGTAAGGGATCTGCATAATGAATTGTTTTGTAATCAATCGCCTGTTTTAACTCATTTTCAAACTTCTTTAAAATACCGAGAATCCAGTCTTGATTGAGTTCATGAAAATTTGTATATGGATATAAGTCAAACATAAAATACCTCCTACCAAACACTAATTAAAAATCTTTGTCTAAACTCATTCATGATATAATCAGAAAGATTGAATTTTACTACTTCTCGTTCTTCCCTAATCATCTGCTGAGTTGTCGTCGTTCCGATATTTCCGTGAATCCACCCGCTGTGCGTCCCGGTATTATTTCTGGTATTATCAACATTACTTTTATTTTTGAATTCACTTTCAGTCGTATTTGTATTATCACTTTTTGTATTCTGTTCGCTCGCGTCTCTGTCGCTCAACTCATCATCAAACGCGTGTACCTGTGTTTTCGAATTATCTTTAATAATACCGTCAAAAGTATTGGTACTTGTACTATCTCCTCCTGTTACCGTTTCGGTTATTTCTTTTCCTGAATCCGTGTCTGTCCAATCTTCTTGTCTATCATAGTTTTCAATAGCGTTGTATTTATATTGCGTTGTTTCTTCTAGTTTTTTCCAGTTAGGAAGTTGAATTCTACTCCACATCCCAATAGCATTTTTTAAAATTTCCGGCTGTGAGTACAGAATTTCAAGTTCTGCATAATTTAAGCAAAGATTCTGTATAAAGTCTGTTTTATTAATTGACTCGGGTAATTGTAATTCGTCAAAAATAGAATTATCATAGTTATACATTCCTAGAATTGACAATAGGTTTCCCCTCGACATTTGCGGCACCTCCTCTGCTTTCTTTAAATTTAAGTTTAAAACTGATATTAGTTCCAAACATTTTATTAACTCTTTTAGACGATTCTTTTAAGCTATCAGCTATCAATTTAATTTTAGTTTGCGTTTCAATGTTATTACTATTCACTTCATCATCTGTCAGTCGCTCTTTCTTTTCCGTGTTTGCGTTAGGAATACCAACGTCAGTATCAAACATTAATTTCAGTTTCTTCAAATCTTCAATTTGCTGACTTGCTATATAATTCTGTCGTAGATTCTGTGCGAAAGTATTCCACATCGGCGTACCATCTTCATTGAATAATTCTTTACCAGTAACCACACAAGCGTCGCCTGATGTAACTTTATCAATAGTTTTTTTAAATGTTTCGGCACTTGTTTTATCATCAACACCGATAACATAAGAAAGTTTTGAGTTAATAATATTAACGTCAATACCCTCAGATAACAGAGCCATTTTTTCTGCGTAAAATTGAATCAAGTCATAAATCCCGCCGAAATCAGGGAATAATTTTATTAATTCAGTATCGCGATGTATTCGCGCGTCAATCGCGTTGGGAATTAATGGATTGATAATTTGCGCTGTAGTTGGCTGATACATAACGTCAAAACCATATAAATTACAATGCTGTGGAATTACTCCAAATTTATCTGTGTTAATAACGGCTAAAAATCCAAAATATACTAATGTATACATTGTATAATTATATGCCCATGTTTCCGGTAGTTTCACTTCCCACTGTCCGAGAAAATCATCAATTAAATAGCGTTCAAAAAATTTAGTTAATGCTATGTTCTGCGAGTGAATTGTAGACGGATTTTTCTGTCCATTCACGGCATTAATATAGGTATAATCAACAGGGATACCCACTATATACACCTCCCTAATTTAAACAATAACCATACCGGGATATTTAACCCAAGCGGCGGGCGGGGCGATGGTGGCGGAACAGGTTCGCCGCTCAGCACTCCCCACCAATAAAGCGCGCTACTTCTTCTAATTGGTTCAGTTTTTCTAGCATTTTCAGAGCTAGGGCGTTCATAATTATAAAGCCAAACGCTTGCTAGGGTTTCCGGGTCTGTTTCTGATATTTTAAAATCTGCGTAACTCATCGGATATTTAGCTGTAGGATAATAGTCTGCCTTTGCATCAACAAAAATCATCTGCGCGTATCCGTCACTAGGTAAACCAGTTTTATCACTAAAATTCGGTGCATAGCCTGTTGAATTAATTGCGAAAGGATCGTTAATATATTTTCCGCCGGGTGTAAACTGTGTGAATCCATATCCTTTATTACGCCACGGACTATCATTTTTTGATGGTACTCTATCAGATTGCCACCTCCATGGATTCATACCTCCCTCATGTGATACATTTCCAAGCAAGCCGCACACTGCATTTACAGTCCAGCCTAAACCGCCTAATACTTCATAGATTGATTTAGCATTTTCAATAGCTTCAAGACTGGTTTCTGAGTATGCCCCCGTCGGTTTAGCGTACCAATTACTCATAATAAAAACCACCCTCCATATACGATTTTATCATTTTATTTTCGTACGCCGTACCTGGTAGTGATACATCGGCATCTGCTACCATAATAAAGCCCGGAATTGTATTGATAACTTTTTCTTGACACAGCGGGCGTCCTCTGTGTTCTAATGATTCAGCTACCAGCGGGAAAAACTGTGCTTGAAATCTCGGCTGAAAAGAAAAATCTGAAGTACTGCCAGTACTTCCAGAAGTTTGTAACTGCGGCTGTGATGCTTTGATACTTGATTCTATACCACTAGCAACGCTTGATATAATGCCGCCAACATTTCCAGTGGTAATCGCTTGCACTGTATTAACAGCCGACCCAATCGCTGTACTTGCCATGCCTAAATAATCAACTGCCATCTGGGATAGCTGTAAAGGTACTGCACACATAGAATCAAGCCGTGTAATCACTGAATTTAACTGCTCGTCGGTTGATATTGTAAGAGTAGCTTTTCCGGTAATCATATCTACATGATATGATACATATAAAGTAGATTTTCCGTCTAAAAAAGTCGTATCAATAGGCAATCCGCCCCAAGGTTTAAAATCGAGGCTGTATCTGGTATATGGTGCTAAATTAAGATAGTTGCCGCGTGTAGTGGCTTGCGGGTGTTTTGGAATTGTAATAGAATATGTTTTGTCAAAATCATAGTCAAGTAACTGGGTACACTGTACACCGTTCATTTCCCACCAACCGAATTTTAGATTTTCTACTAAAATTCCAGAACCCTTAAATTCAAACGGAAACCAGATACACGAAGTAATATATTGAAACGGGTTTATTAACGCTTTTTGTAATTCAACGGAAATTTCCCCGGCGTCGATATTTAACCAGTCAGCACTTGCCATAAGAGCGTTAGTTAATTTATTTAACTGCGATTTAGTAAAGTAATAGTAATTTACGCCACCCGAACCTTGAGAATCAGAATTAATGATACCTAGAACATACGTTCCTTTGTTCCAAGACTGCGCCCAAGGGTTTTCTAAAAGTTGTGTATTTGTAGTAATTCCGGTAGTAGTTGGATATAAACTATCGACAATTCCGCCATCATACGTATGAGACGAACGCAAAATATACTGAGTTGATGCACCAATAAAACTTTTCCAACTAGCCAATACATCAATTTCGCAAGTAGCCCACCAAAGACCCTCATTCCACGTCCAATCACGAATAAAATAATGCCTACCATACAATCCGATTGATACATAATTATACATATAAATATCTTGAGTTGTTTTAAAAGAGAGAACCGGGGAAATAACCCCGGAACTCTGTTTTAAATTACAAGCAAGCGTTATATTATCTTCGTTGTTATCCGGTACTTTGGTTGAGTTTTCACGCTTATTAAATTTTCTTAAAACAACCGTAAAACTCATTTATTACCTCCTAGTCTAAGAGTAATACAATACCATTTTCTGTTACATCATTCCAATAACGCTGATTGAAACGATACCAGATATTTGTATATTCGCCAGCCGCGTTATATGGTGTCCGCTTAACACTTCTCCCTACTTCGGTAATGCCGATAGCTTCTTCGTCAAAAATAACACCAAAAATATTATCGGTGCTTACCGCTTTTGGAGCGGATACTACAGCACCGTCTGCACCGATATAAGACGGTGTAACATTGATACTTCCCGGTGTTTTTGCCGACTGCCAGAAATTCACGTCCTCATGGTCGATTAATTTGTAATATCCATCGTTAAACGCATCTGTAAAAATACTTGTTTTTGTTCTGTACTGTAACGGCGTATACATATATGCCTTCATTCTGTTATACGGAGTGTGTCGCTTAACAGCCTTTCCTGTGATATTCAGATGATACATTTCAGTTCTTTCTGTAAGCATCGAACATAAATACTGAATTCGCGCGTATGCCCACTGAATAAATGGCTTGAAATTATCGGGATATAACACAGTAGCACTTGTTAATTTAGTACCCATCGCGGCATTGTATTCCGTAACCAGATGAATGACACTATCGTCAGCAATGTTAATTTTAGCCGCAATAAAGTTTGTAAGCGTTGCACGGTCAGCTGTTTCGCGCGCCTGTTCAAGTTTATCTGACATATTACCAAGCACCATAGACCAAAATCTTTCAAGTTCCTGCGGTGTTGTAAAAGCAACGTCTAGCTGTCGGTCAAAAATAGTTAAATAATCGCCGAAATAATCAATACCGTAAAAATTAGTCTGCAGAATTTCCGGCTTGCGAACAGTATACTGGTCGACAGATTCGCCGTCGGTTAAATCCAGATATTTAGAATCAATCAAATCTTTGTCGATTGTCTGTAATTTTCGAATATGATTACCAAACTGCTGATTTGTTTTTCTCAGTCCCTTGAACTTTGCTGTATACGGACGGTTTGAAAAAATCGTGTTGCTTAACACCTGTGAAATAGCACCCATTACCGGGTCGTATCCGGTTTTCAAAGTTGTCTGTGCCTGTGCAATAAAAGAACTAATATCAGTTGCCGCAATATTCGATTTTCCAGTAACCTGATTCTGCAATGTATTAAGTACGGTTGCCATTTTTGTTAAAGTCATGTCATTCGCCATTATTTATTACCCCCTTTAAAATCACTAGGAATCGGCGGCGCAATCATCTGCGCGATGATATCATCAGTTGTCTGCGGCTGTACCGTCTGAATTTGTTGCCCGATAAGATTAGTTGCCTGGATTGCTCCAGTTAAATTTTTAAGAGTCTGAATCAAATCACCACTATTAGGCTGAACCTGTGGCTGAACCTGTGGCTGAACCTGTGGCTGAACCTGTGGCTGAACCGGCGGCTGAACCGGCGGCTGAACCGGCGGCGTATTTACATTTCCAAGTGCTAAAATCTGCTGTGCTGTAAATCCTGCTTTTGCCAGTAATAAAATGTCGTTCTGTGTCATGTATCAAATTCCTCCTTTAAATAAACATTGCCGTTAATATCAACGGTAAGCGTTTTTATATTTCTAATATTACCGTCTTTATCGAGGTAATAAATAGGGCTGTAAATATCTACTTTATTAATAGGTGCGTTGTCACAAACATTATCTAAGCAACAATATAAATTGTATACAGTACTAAGTTGTTCATGCGAATCTAAACATTCCATAAATTTTTGACCTTTCGTATTCTAGTGTACAAATTTTATTTTTCTGATTGCCGCCAATTGCAAAAACAGTTTTTGACCCCGCTTTATTATCTAAGTAGGCAACTGCAACATGTTTCGAACTGGTTTCAACCATTTTGTTACCAGCCCATAAGAAAAATAAAATATCGTCTTTTTTAATGTCGATAGTTTTAAGTTGTTCCGCGTTGTAAAAAGTGCCTTTATTAGAATTTCTAAGTTTTACCATTAAAGAATAGACATTGTCTGACTTCACATCAGCCATACCTAACTTATTAATGATATATGATACTGTAGTGGCACACCAACTTTCCTTAACATAAGAGCCGTAATACCATTTTTGGATAGTTCCAACTTTAGAATCCCACTCTACAGCTGGTTTCATTTTTTCCAATTCATCTGCGATAGATTTTTTCGAACATGTTTCACGTGGAACATATTCGACTCCATCAATTGTTACTTTCATTCTCTTTCATCTCCTTTAACATAAGAGATAATTCATTGAGTGCCTGCGTATTATTATTAATTGCTTCTGTAAACAATTTTGTTTCATCTTTATGACTATTCATTTCCCGATACCACAAATAAAACAATGCAATGCATAACGCTACTGGAACCCCTGTGTTATTAATAAACTGCGTGATACTTGCTAAATCCAAGCTACCACCTCCATTCTCCGCCCTTATAATGGGAGATACTCCGGCGCGTCCCCGCGCGACTCACGCTTTCCGAGCGTTGGATATTGAGCCGCTTCGTATATCTCCCACTAACAACATGATAGCACTTTCTAAATATTCTGTCAAGTCTGATTATTCAAAATATTTTGACAATAAAACTTCACATAAATATTCTTCGAAATCAATTTTATTTCTAAGATACGCCAGCCACACATAAGCGAAGTCACGCTTAAAGCGGACTAACGATATTTCACTTGGCTTGTATTCGGGGCAAGTGCCCGCTGTATGCGTACTAGCATAGTATCGTCCATTAGATTTGTGTTTGTATATAGTGAGTTCCCCGACATGGACGATTGGACGATATTCTTTTAATGATTTTGGCTTGGCTTGAAAATACTGCGAATCCAAAAATACATTGCCAAGTGCCATCTTATTATATTCGTCATTTCCACCGACTTTGTATAATGCGGTGTTCTTTTTCATTTCAGCAATCGGCGATGATTGTGGAATAATTAAACAAATACCGCGCTCTTTATTAATGTAGTATTCCTGCTTGCTCTCAACCATTTTCATAGCTTTTGAAATAAGACCGAACTCCATAAACATAGGGTTAGCCATTCTATCACTATTGGCACAGCAAACCATCTGAAAAGATTTTTCCCCTTTTAATTCCCTATTTCGGTTAATAGTTTCAAACGCATTTCTAAAAGCGAATCCCTCTTCTTTAATTTTTATATCGTGAGGCTCTGGAATGAATTCGTCATATAGACCTATTCTGTAACCTTGTCCAGAAAATCCTCTTAAATTTTTAATGGTTGATAATGCCATGCATAACGCTAAAACTCCGCCATCTTTGCAAAGTTTCCCGTTCTCATTCGTGTATGATTCATTAATGGTATATGACGATGTTTTCTTAATTGGAAAAAAATTATAACTTTTATCAAAATCCGAATTAATAGGAATAAGCGGATTGTATTCTTTAGTGCAGCAAGCATCTAACTGCGTTTGTAATCGTCTCATATAAATAAATGGCTGTGGGTTGTCAATTAACAAATCTTTTAGTGTGCCGTATGTCTTACCGCTACCTCGTGTGTCTACTACAAAAGTAAACGGCAATCCCCATGATATGATTCTAGGCATATCAACCCAGCCATCCTTGTTATAGATATTCAGCATAATAAAATAAGCGGGGCATTCGCCCCGCCGTTCCTCCTTTCTAGGATAATTACTTTTTTACTTTCTCTTTCTGTTTTGATTCATAGACAAGTCGCGCTGTCTCAAGTTCTTTATCAATTCTTCTAATTAACAGATAATTGGCTCTTAAACTCTCAGTAGGCTCACCGTTTGACAATGAATCCATATAGGAAGTATAAACTTCCTCTTTGATTGCGTTATATACTTTTTCTTCAAATTTATACATTCTTATTTCCTCCTTATGCTTCTAATACAATGTTTAAAAACTCACGTCCCGCTTTTGTTACGCCTTTAATAACCTTGATGATATTAATTTCTCCAAAGTCATCTAACAGGGTAATAAGTTCTTTTCGAACTACGCCGCTATTAGTTGTATAAACAACTCCGCTTTTATCCTCAAAGGATACCAATTTTACCTCTTTTCCGTCTTTATCATTACTTGTATAGATAACAAAGTTTTCAAGTTCGATAATCTGGTCTACAGCTTCTTTGAGCGGTTTAGCTTCTGGGGAACGAGTCAGTTTGTAAAGTTCCATTTTGTTAAGTTCTTTGTTTGTTCTTTCAATTGTCATTGTTTACCTCCTAAAAATAATTCTGGTTTCGATTACATTATTTATTATAATTCATTTCATCTAAAATGTCAATAGATTTATGATAAATCAGCTAGTAAATTTTTATATTCATCTGTCAAACTCATATTATAAGTTGTCGGTCTTAATGTAACATTGGAAGTTATTTCTATATCGTGATTTTCAATTCTAATTCGTTTTGTAACAGGATTGTCACTGTACACCGTTTCAAGTCTCCCCGCATCTCGAAATACGAACCCATCACGAAAGGCAGTAATGCCGCCGCGTGAATCAATTTCCTCGCCGCCCTTTTTCTTCTGTACGCCTGAAACTGTAATATGTGTTTCTGGTTTGCCTTTTTCTGTATAAGCATATCGTTTCGCCCCCAATGTTATGAAATTGTCGTAGTATCCGTCATTTTCATAAATTTCCATAAAATGAGTTATACCGAATTTATCTCTAGCAAAAGCACCGGATTCTATTGACTGCCTCATTTTACGATTATTATATTCTGTAAAGTCAACTTCCGTTATAAATTTATTACTATCAGTATCGCCATAAATCCAAGCATCTGGATTCAGCCATATTCCTTCATGTAATTCATAACGTGCGTTTGCAGTAGTCCAAACTCCCCATTGATACGGTAAAAACGCTTTTTCATTGTATGCATCTAAAAGTTTGTTTTCCGCTTCTTCTCGTTCTATAAAACCAGTTCCATAGATATAATCTATGGACTGTTTAACTGGGTCTTGTGCTGACATTCCATAAATGCTGTTCAACAAGTTTTTATTTTTATTATAATATATTTCTTGCCCATCTACATTCTTAAGCTCTGTTTTATTTTTATAATACATTTTATTTAATTCAATAAGAGGCTTCGGAAGTTTACCGTATTTTGATACATACGCATCATAAAAATCTACTTCATCAAAATCATACTCCCGAATCAAAATTTTAAAATCAATATCGGTTAAAGTCGTTTCTGTGTAGTCAGCGTATAAGATGCGCCCGTTATCATAAACGCCTTTTTGCGTTGCTCTACATTTCGAACGTGATAAATAGGGGTTGGGAAACCCGTCTTTGATTCTCACGTTGTATATAGTACAGCGAAAAACCATTGCGCGATTATTTTGTAAGTATTTATAAAATTCTTTCGGTTCGATTTCGCCCTTATATTTAAATGGTTCAACCGGATATAAACCATTACACTGTACGCCGGGATAACTACTAGAACGATCTTTACTAAACACACCCTGCAGAAGTTTACCCACAAAAAATCGGCTTGCGTGTGTATCGCCGCCTCTGAATGCTTCGCGAAGAAGTTTGTATAGTTCGTAGTTTGGCATAAGTGATTTAAGCCATGCTTTATTTACACTTCGCATTGCCTGTTTAGCATCACGCCTAACATAGCCAGTAGAAGTTAATGGAATAGTGTATAATGTGTCCATATCGCGTTTTAACTCTGCTTCGATAATTTCTACTGTTGCTAACACATCATTCACACAATATCGTAATTCATATTCAGTTAAAGGTGTCCACGGAAAACGCAACTTGTTATAATCAAATAATTTACCAGATAGTTTGCCATGCTCTACATTAAATTTATTAGAAGCGACTGCTAAACTCATGTTTGTTTGTAAATACGCGTCTCTAAATTCCAGTTTATCATCAAACATAGAGCATTTTAATATTTTACGTGATTTTACAGCAAATACTTCTTCCGGTTTAAAATGATATATTCCAGATAAAAACTGAAATTCATATGATAAATTCCAGACATAAATTACTATAGTTTCTTCACTTTCTAGCTGACTTGTAATGTATTTACACATAGCAAGAAATTCTTTCCAAGTTCTCCCTGTTATAACTGTATGAGTACCTATAGCAAACTGCCAATGATACATGATACTAGCTTCTTCTTTTTTAGCTATTAATTCCCCCGTTTCTTTATTCTTTTCATATTTTTCTATTGGCATAAATGGAGTAATGCACGTTGTTTCAATATCAAAAGCTGTAACAACATTTTTATATTTTCGCAATTTCTTTTTTGTTCTGTTATTTCCACGTGGGCGATTTAACAGAGTAATATTTGTAATTATATCCGGCTTTATATTATTCATGTTATACAACTTATACAATTACATCACTCCGTTTCGATTCCTAGTTTTCTCGTCCAATATTTCGACGAGTCTTTTAAGTTTTTAGATGGTTTTCTAGTTTTTGCTAACTGTTCCTCTTTTACGATAAAATCCTCAAAATATTGTGATATTAAATCGCTATTAATTTCTTTCTTTTCAATCTGCTCCATTAACTCTAAAACCCGCTCACTATCATATATAGAGTCAAGTTTTTTAGTTCTTAATAAATCCATAAAATTATAAAATTGTTTTACATTCGATTTATTAAGTAAAAACTTGCCACGTGTTATTCGCTTAAATCCTGCGTGTTCCGCTCTTTCTTCGCCGTATTTATCAGCGTATGATTCATAATAGTTTCTATAAAGCATCTGATTAACAGAATTAATAGTTTCTTTGTCACGTGCTCTAAGTCCCGTGAGAGTAGATGTTTCAGCCGAAAGAAAGAGTGCTACTTCTTGTAGTTTCCGTCTTAACTGTCCATTAGTAGTAATATCAGAAATTTTAACAAACGAATCTTTCCGCCGCTGAATAAATGGTTCGTCTTTATATTCAGATTTTTCTATCTGCGCTAAACGCCGCCCTGCGATTTTACGAAGGCGGCTGTATTCAGAACGTACTTCTTTTATGTCACGGTGGACTGTGTAGTACGCCATATATTCAAGATATCCCCATTTTAATACCTTGCTATTTTTCCAAAGACTCATAAGTTCCTCCTATTGTATGATTATATTCTAAATATAGTCTATCATATTCGGCATTCACAATTCGTTGCCGTAAATAACGCCGTTCAACTTCATTTATCTTATTATTATCATATAACCAATTAATATAAAATAATTCACAATTACAATTAGCTATATTATTAATAACACGTTCACGAGTATTACGAGCATATGTTACCAATGCACGTTTATGACCTAAATTTCTAATGATTTTATGTTTTATTTCTCGCATTTTTTATTCCTCCTATCTTAAACCATTCTAAACAGTAATAAAATTATATCAACACACTTTTCACAATGCTCTT